ATTTATATACAGTTTATACACCTTTCGTATTATTTCGGCCCCCGAAAAGTGTCGGTATCTGACGTACCTCTCTGTAGGTAGTTTCATCCAGCTTGTCTTTGAACTCCTCCATTTGTGCAGTGAGTCGATCAATCAACACCGCCTGCTTAGCTACTTGTTCCTCCATACCTACAAGCACTCCCTTCTTCTTACTACCCGGTTGAGGCATAGCAGAAGCAATAAGGATTAGTGCCTGAGCATTAGTTGGCAGGTCACCAGATGAGAACCAACTGCCGTTTACACGCTCACCGACGGCACTAGATGCGTCGGATGCAGTCATTCTCAAATCTACAGGGGTGCCAAGGGCTGCCATCTTGAAGTAGTAGTATTGCATGGGTTCAATACCGCCTCGATCGAAATTAAAGAGCAGACCATAGACCGTGCCAACCACTACCTGAGTTTCACCCGCGGCAAAGCTTACCTGCATGCTGCTCAAAACACCATTATCCGTGAGCTTCATGGTGGTGTTATTGGCAGCTGAGCCGTTTGACGTGACGGCGTAAGTCCAGGCTATGCCGGAGTTGGCAATGGATGGTGGTGATAAGATTCTCTCGTAAAACCTGACCTTGTACTTGATGTAGATCATGCAAAGTGGGTTGATGGTCAGAGCTGACATAGTAATCAACTTGAGCACACCTTGCACGGTCAAACGATCTTCCCCGTCCTGATCGGGGTAAACATAGTACTCCTTCTTGTCAGTTTTAGGAGGTTCCACGATGTGATGGGCTTCAACGAACACCTGAGTAATCTCTGCACCTTTGACAGCACCAAGTGCTTGGGCAAAAGGCAGAGTGCCCATTTTGGGCAGTCCTTGTTCAGGGTCTTGAACGCTGCTGAGCATTACTGATCCGTTGGTTGAAGTGCCCTGCTGTGGTATGTAGATTAACTCCACATACTGGAATTGGAACTTCTGCCACAATTGCGCCTCTATGCTAATACGAGTATTAGGAAGAGACAAAGGGCTGATAGGGAAGCTAAGCAACTCCATAAAAGCCGGGGTGTCAACGGAAAAAGAGCCAGCAAGATCACATCCCTCAATAATAACCGAATCTCCACCTTTGTAAGCTCGTAATTTCCGTTTAAGGAAAGTACGAGGATTAGACACCAGTAGCCTAGATGGCACAGCAATAGTGCCTTTGCTAGGGTTTCTGATTGGTCCATTTCCTGATCTTGGTGCTGTGGTGGTGTTGGGTCGTTGTTTTGGTTTGTCTGCATTTCGAACTGGTTTCGGTTTGTCTTCTTTCTTCTCTTCTGCCTTGAAGAGTTTCTTACCAAGCTTAACTGCTTCTTGAGCAACTAACGGAGCGGCTATCTTTGCTACTTCGTCCATACAGAGTCTTGGTCAAATAACCGATAAATAAACATCCCCTAAACGGCGTGGTTGTGAACCCATATTACCAGGACCAGTCTGGTGGTTCGCCATATGTTGTGTCAAGGCTAGAAGGATTTAAAAGCCTGTTTTACCGGAGGAGGCGGTTGGGCCGACTCCTGACCACCGAATTTGTGGAAAAGACGAGCGATTACCTCCAGAGTGTCCTTTGAGAACACATTGTTGGCGCGCATCAAACTCATTCGGGGCAGAGCGTCAAATGTAGGTGCTATTGCGATGGTAGGGCTCAATTCTTTGGCGAGCCTTATAAGTTTGCCATCTTTCGTGAGCATAGCCATGGCCATGGTTGGGTTCTCACGAATTACCCTCAATAACACATTGTCAGCGGCATCAGGTGTGGCCTCGACAATTCGCTCTCGGATGTCACCAAAGTAATACTCCCAATTCTCCAAGAAGTCCTCCCAAGGTGGAACAGACGTTGCAACCCCAACGAAGTAGGTTGTCTTGGCGAAGTGCAGGGGCATGGTGGTGACATGCGGTGATTTGACATTATCAGCATCAATCAGCAGGATATCGTACTTAAACTCGTAAGAGAGTGCCTTGTGCAATTCTGAGACTATATCGTCGTCAGCACGCGGCTTAGTAGTACTCGGACGGAAATCAGCCTCATTCTTGAGCATGTGGTTGAACATCTTCTCAGATGCATCCTGTTCCGCCTGTGATTTAGACGTCGCCGATGCAGTAGCACGTTTCGGGTCTTTCAACGACTGAATGACACACGTGACTGTATGCATGGGAACTGTCCCTGATAATGTGCTCTCGGTTGAATAGGTGGGTACTCGCACCCCCCATTTCTGACACAATTCGTATAATTTACCTTTGTGGTTGTAATTCATATTGCCATTTAACATGTGCATCAATTTGTTGTGCACTCTGGTCGCAAGGCTCCAAGCATATGGTACAACAGAAGCATTCCATGATGCTATCCCGAGTAGAACAAAGGTAATCGCTTTCGTTATCCAGAGTCGGTCCAGTTTAAAATGCAAAGAGGCCTTGGCAGGCAAATAGTGCAATGCTGGATCCTGGGCCATCCATCGGGCCGCTGTCAAAAGTGAATTGCAGTACATGTGTATTGCTATACGCAAGAATACTGCTGATGGCTTCTTACCAAATAGGCCACAGAAGGCATGCACAAAGAGTGCCGGTATGTGAAGCGTGATCCGCTGGGGTGATCCCTTAGGGTGTGGGCACTCCGCGCTGGATTTCATCAAGTAAACTTTGACTAGGAACTCGGATATCGGTAGGGCAAATTCATAAACCCAGTGTCGCGATTTTACTACTTCCTCCCAAATAGGTGTTATAAGGTCGGTTACTAGTAGTGATGGTGTTAAGGCAAGAGTGGGGCACGCAAGGTAGGGATGCATCATCATAAGGGTTAGACCAAATCCGAGTCGGAGATCAGATACTTCGAGAAATGAAGCCTTAGCAACATAACGTAATTCTGTCTTCCTATCAGGGTCTCCCTCAGGGCAATCGACATCCACTATCCTTGTGAGGTAGTTGTGGTGAAAGGTGCATGGCACCGCTACCATCTTGTCTTCGATGAATTTTTCCAAGAGTAGGACTTCGCCTTGGCTCAAACCGTAAAGGTGTTCATACATTAAAAATGTTTCAGTTGAGGGCTCATGGAATTGCATCGCATGAATCTTCTCCTCCTCCTTTACTTGAATCACTTTCAGGCCCTCTGTTAACTCCAATGTTCGGCGTACCACAACACGAACGACTGGCAGGAAATTTGTATCCCTGTGTAACCCTAGAGCGACAGTGCGGAGCCACCTCATACACATTCTGTCATTATACTCTAGCATGGCGTGAAAAGTTTTGGACAGTATTCGGCCAGGTTTGGGACCGAAAATTAAACCATCCTTGGTTGGCCAAAACCGACCTGAACAATACTCAGCATCGTAAAGCGATGTGTAGCAGTGAATCTTAGCGTCAAATCCCAAATCAATCCAGTTCTGAACTACTATGAAATAGTAATGCTCATGATCGATTAATAGGTTCAATGTGAACACATCATCACCAGTGTTGTATGTGATGATCGTGTCCTCATCGATCTTTGCCATGATGCGTTGGAGCTCCTTCGCGGTTAGCACAACGCAAGTGTCTCCAGATGAGGTATTACCATCACCTGATTTGACAGTTGCGTCCACTTTGTAGTGAACGCCATGCATTGTGACCCCGCGGGTCTTGGCAAGTTTGGCAAGTGCACGTATTTGCTGTGGCCGTGCTCTATGCCTAACATATGGGCGCTGAATATGT